CAGAACTTGGTATGTATGAGTCTGACCCATTAAAGTAATCACGTATCTGGGTGTTGTTAGCTATAGTAAAGTCCAAGGTATTCTCCATTAATATAAAAACGGGGATATGTGCTATCCCCCGTTACACATGTTAACACAAGTGTATACCCTTGTGTTAACCGTGTAACCTTACCATACCTTATTGGTGGCTCTCCAAGCCCCCCAAGCCTTCCTGACCCCCGTCGGCCATATAAACACGTACGCCGTTGACGATCATTACTCCGATAACCGCTACCGCCGTACTGGTTGCCAACAATGTGAATGCGTTGGCTGCACGTTGCACAGCACTATCCTTGGCCATACGGGCTTCGGCTTCCATAGTGCGACGCTCCTCCATTGTCATGGTATGAGCCATGTTCTGAATGGCTGCTTTGAATGTGGGAGAGGCCTGTGCCCCAGACGCTTCAACTGGGGTTTGTGCTGCTGCCATTGTAGCAGAGGTTTGCGTGGATGCGTTGGATTTCAGTTCCATGATGATTCCTTTCGTCGTTGTTGTAATTTCATTTAACTGCTGATGATTAAGTTCACGCAGTTTCTCTCTGATGACGGGGAGGATATCTAATCCCCCCCGAAGTTCACCGTTAGGACCGGGCCGGTGCCGTTTCATCATTCTTCACCTGATCCTTAGTAGTAATGACTTTGTAAATCATACTGCCAATTAGGGTAGCAATTGCCACACTGATGGTAATTGAAGCCAGGTCCTTAGCAACACCGATACGGTGCAATACATCTTCACGATCTGCTTTGATCTGTTCTGGTGTTTTTGTTGCATTGGTAACTTGGTTCATGATATTCTCCTGTGATGGATTAGTAAGATTAGAATGAATAACTTATAATTATCCACTCTACAATACTTATACCAAAATAGTATAGTGATTATTGAATTTCTAATCCCCTATTCTATTTGACTTCCGCCTGATTTAGTTCTAAAATACACCATATAATTACATAGGTATAATATTGATGTCTGATCTATTCCAAGCCCCATTAGCCCCAGGTATGGGTGGTTATGGAGGAAACGGTAACCCTCTAGCCGGTAACTTCGCCCCATCATCTAATCCATATTTCACTATGGCCAATCAGTTCATGCCGAGGAATCTGCATGATGTAATAAGGTGGTCTAGGTACATAACAATACAGAGCCCCGTAACCACGGAGGTTTTACGCAAGCTCTCTACTTACCCAATAACCGAGTTTATTATTGATACATCCTCTGATAAGCTTAGAGAAAAATATCGTGAAGTATTTAAGAGCTTCAGGTTAAAAACTACCCTACATAGTATAGGGTTTGAGTACTACTCTATAGGCAATGTGTTCTTATCAGTGTATTTTCCTGTGCAACGAACCCTAACATGCCCCCACTGTGGATCTAACTATAACGCTAAAACTGCTGAGTTCACTAAGTTTAAAAAATACTCTTTCGAGGGTGTATGCCCTAAGTGTGGGAAGAATGGCGTGTTTACGGTCACTGATACTAAATCCACCAATATCGATGATATGAACATCATTAAGTGGGATCCTACTCATATTGCCGTAAACCATAACCCTATAACGGGGGAGAGCGAATATTACTATAAGATCCCTAATGACATTAAACGTAAGGTTAAAGAGGGGGATAAGCTGTTCGTAAACTCCGTTCAATGGAGCCTCATTGATGCCATTAAGAATAATCAGGATTACAAGATTGACAATGGGAGTATATACCACCTTAAGAATATCTCAGCGGGGCATGAAATCAATGGTATAGCGGTACCTCCCGTTATTTCATTATTCTCTCTTGTATACTATCAAGCCACCCTTCGTAGGCTAATGAGTCAATCTCTAATGATTTCATGACCCCCTTACGAATTATCTATCCCCAGGCTCAAACTGGTAACTCTGATCCGGTAGTGTCTATTTCTATGAGGAACTTCGTAGCTAATATGACCGATGCAGTTATTAAACAAAAGAGAGATAAGAGTCATGTAGTCATAGCCCCCGTACCAGTGGGGTACGAAGCTGTTAGCGGAGAAGGTAGAAACCTACTAGTATCCCAGGAAATACTACAGGCCGAAGAAAGCATCTTACTTAGTTTAGGGGTATCCAGGGAACTTCTATCTGGTACTACTAATTGGACTAGCTCTACAGTCGGGTTACGTCTGTTAGAAAACACCATGTTAACTTACACCTCACAGATAGAAGGGTTTGTTAACTGGGTTATGGCTAAAGTTGCTAGGTATTTAGCACTAGAGGTAGCGGAGATATCACTATCACCATTTAGGCTAACTGATGATGATAACTTACGCCAGCTATTGCTAAATCTGGCGGGGTCAAATAACGCCTCCATGTCTACTATGTACGAGTCCTTAGGTATGGATTATGGGGAGCAACTGAAGAAACAAAAAGATGACGCCATAGCTAAGGCGGTTAATGATATGAAGACTAGGATGGAGGTTGATCGTGCAGTATTCATAGCCTCTAAGAAGGCTGCTGATCATTTTGATAAGGATGACGGATATAAGGTAGCATTGGTTAATGCTCATCAGATAGCCCAGCAGCTTGCTGGTGCCGACCCTCAATCCCAGCAACAAGCCTTGAATGGGTTGATGTTAGAGGATTATCCTACATTCCTATTGGTAACTAAACTTCTAAGTGAGATGGCAACAGGCGTAGAGGAACCTGGGGGGGAAGATCCCTCTAAACAATCCCCATCTGAAGGTGGGACTGATAATAAAGAGACCACCACTGAACAACCTAATAATGAAGGTGCTAAATAATGGCTGATGGAACAAGTAGTGCTGCTATACAGGCTTCAGGAATACAGAAACTAGAAACCATAGAGTTACCAGGGTTTGGTGGATCTAAGTCTTCAGGCCCTATGGATATAGCTAAGTATAGCGTCAAGTATGCTAAGATAGATTTAGACGATATGGGTTCTAGGGCAGAGTTAGAAATACTTGAGACTAGAGGACTAAAGGGTAATAGTACTATCGTCCTTAACAAAGATAAATTCGTATTCATGGATAAGTACTTCATAGTAGTAACATACCTGGAATTAAACACTAATGCCTAAGTTAGAACAGGAACTACAGGGTATATTCTCAACCCCTAAAGTTATTAATGATAGGGTGGATGAATCCCTTATTGAAGGGGTATTATCTCAGTTTCCCATGGAAACTAAGAACTACATTATCACCCTTAAAAATGTTAGAGCTGAACGTAAAGAGTTTACTCATAAGGACGAGAAGGACGCTATCCTTAAATCTAAGTCACTGAACTACCCGGTAAAAGGGGATTTAGAGTTACTTGATAAAGCCACTGGTAAAGTTCTGGATAGTCACAGAGACTTCTCCCTACTGGACTCGTTCTACCTTACTGGTAAACATACTCTTATGTACAAGGGTAATAACTACTCTGTGTCTAATCAGTTACAGCTGCGTCCCGGGGTATATACTCGTAGTAGGGAGAATGGAGAGCTGGAGTCCCACTTTAACACTGGTACCGGTAGAAGTTTTCATATAACCCTGGAACCGCAATCTGGCCTTTTCTACTTAGAGGTAGAATCATCTAAGATTCTATTAGCCCCTCTACTGGATAGAGTATTCAATATCAATCGTAAAGAAGTAGGTATGTATGTGCCCGACTCTGTTTGGGATGATAACTTACGCGCTAGTGCTGGAAAAGAGTCTAAGGTTATAAATGATCTTTACCGTAAGATGACTAGTAAGCAGTCCCCTACAGCTACTGAATCTGAAAAAATAGCGGCCTTAAGGCTTGCCTTGGAGAGCTCTCAGCTTAATGTATCTACTACTATAGTTACTCTTGGTAAGGCTATTTCATCAGTAACTCATGAAGCTATTCTTCGTTCTATGAAGAACCTAGTAGACATACACTCCGGAGTAAAGAAAGAAGACAATAGGGACTCACTACAATTTAAGTCTGTGCAGAATTTACCAGACTTTATAGCGACTAGATTTAAAAAAGAGAAGTTACTTATGGGTAACCTTAAGAGCCGTATTACATATTCCTTTGATAAGTCTGACCGTGAGGGTAAGGCTCCTAAGATTAAGAATATAATCCCAAGTAAGCCTTTTAATAAAGTGTTTTCCAGCTATATCTTAGATAGTAATCTAGTGTCTACACCATCTGAAACTAATCCTGTGGAGAGTCTAGAGAATGTAGCCAAAGTAACTGTACTGGGCGGATTAGAGGGAGGTATTACCTCTGAGAGGGGAGTGCCTATGGCCGCCAGAGATATTGATCCATCTCACTTAGGGATTATAGACCCTAGCCGTACCCCCGAATCTAGTCATGCTGGTATTGATCAAAGGTTCACTATTACAGCTATGCGTGATAGGGATGGTAACATGTACTCTAAGGTTATAGACCGAAAGGGTAAGCATGTGTACTTATCTGTACATGAGATGATGGATTCTGTTATAGGATTTCCACACCAGGAGGGTAAGAGAAAAGTACAGGCACAGATACGTGGGGAGCTAGGGGAAACTACCGCTGATAAAGTACAGTACTGGGTAGATGATTCCTCCAGTATGTACACCATTACTACCAACCTGGTCCCATTTCTTAATAGTAACCACCCAGGTCGCTTAACCATGGCTGGTAAAGCTATCCCTCAAGCACTATCCTTAGTAGATAGGGAAGAGCCCTTAGTGCAGACTGCTAGAAAAGGAACCTCTTTTGTCGAAGAAATAGGTAAGGTAATAACCCAAAATTTCTCCCCCGTTAATGCTACAGTAACTAAGTTACACGGTACTAACATAGAACTTAAGGGGGTAGACGGGGTTACCTATAAATTTTCAGGAGTTAAGAACCTACCTTTTAATATGAAGGGGTTCTTTGACGATGAGCACTCACTATATAAGGTAGGGGATAAGGTTAAGGCCGGTCACCCGTTATTTGAGAATAACTATACTAGGAATGGTAAGTTGGCTTTGGGTAAGAACCTGGAAGTAGCATATCTACCATATAAGGGATACAACCACGAAGATGGTCTGGTAATAAGCAAATCTTGTGCGGAAGGCCTATCTAGCCACCACGCTTATAAAGTAGATTATTCAGTCCAGCCTATCTCTATGCTTAAAAAATCTATGATCAATAGGTACTTCCCGGGTAAGTTCACTAAAAGTCAACTGGACAATCTTGATGATATGGGGTTTGCTAAAGTAGGAGTTACGTTACATCATGGTGACCCTGTATATGTAGTTCTAGAGAAACGAGAGCCTACCCCAGAGGATAAGATGCTGGGTAGACTTCATAAGACTTTAGTTAACCCTTATCGTGCGGTAACTGAAGTATGGAACCATGAAGAGAACGGTATCATAGTTGATTCTCACACTGAGGGTAAAGACTTCAGACTATTGATACGCTCTATTAAACATCTAGAGGTTGGGGATAAACTGACAGGTATGCACGGTAACAAGGGTATTGTATCCTTAGTACTAGATGATAATGAAATGCCATTTAATAAGTCTACTGGTAAACCTGTGGATATTCTGCTGAACCCAGCCTCGGTTACATCCCGAGTTAACCTAGGTCAGCTTATGGAGACTATGGCTGGTAAAATTGCCAAGAAAGAGGGTAAACCCTACTTAGTACATAATTTCTCTAAGGCGTCTAACATAGGTGAACTTAACGCAGAATTGAAGAAGAAAGGTATCTCTGATTCGGAGACATTCATCGATCCTAAGACCGGTAAGGAGCTATCTAAGGTATTGACCGGACCCCAGTACTTTATCAAACTATACAAAACTTCTGACCAGAACTGGTCAGCACGTAATGTAGGCGGGTAT